GAAAAAGCTGAAAGAAGGCCAGTCCATCTTATCAGCCGATGTTGATTATCTGAAGAATGAGCAACCGGTCAACCCTTCGGTTTGTCTGGCATTGGAAAAAATGCGTAAGAAAAAAGTCGTGGCATTGTTAGGTGGTAAAGACAGCCAGGCATACCGTGACCGACATTTCGCACAATCTGTATTTTCACAGGCTGCTAAAGACTTCAAGGACTACTTCCGTATTCCACGCTACGACTTATTGAAGCGCAAGGACGAAGAAAAAGCTTTCGACTATTGGGATAGTTGGGAGCCATCAGCAAATACCAAGCTAGAAATCAAAGCCCGAAATGGACAGATGAGCTTAGTCGGGTAAGGAGGCTTACATGGTTCTAGAATTATTTGGAACTGAATTTAAAGATAAACTCTTTGAAGAGCTGGTTTCACTCAACATCAAAGCTATGGAAGAAGCTAAGCGTAGATCAAGCAGACATACTACATGGGTGCCGATCAAACAGCTACAGGAAGCGACCGGATGGGGTAGAACTAAACTAGAAGAATGGAGAGACCAAGGGAAATTTCAATTTCAACAGTCCGGAAAGGGCGGGAAGTATCTCTATAATTTGGAAGATGTTCAGCGATTCTGTCGAAGTTTGCAAAAATAAAAAAAGCGCCTTGAGAAAGGCACTTTGAAAGAACTATAACTTAATTATAACACAGGAATTATTTTTATAAAAGAATATTGGAGGAATTAAAATGTTAGCAGAAATCTTAGTCGGAGTATTAATCATCGTGGTCCTATTTCAAATGATCATCATCAGCTCAATTAGCGAGCGATGCAAAGAATCAAAACGAGAACTGAAAAAGATGATTGCTGAACAGCAACGCATCAAAGAAGCACGAGAAGCAATGCGTTTCGGATATCGTAGATAGGAGCTAGTTATGGCAGAAAATAACACAATCCTGCCTCACGATCTTCTTGCTGAACAAGCGGTAATCGGATCAATATTTGTTGATCCAGATAAAATCCTAATTGCTTCAGAGTACCTCACAAAAGAAAGTTTTTACAAGCTATCACATGGCATCGTCTTTGAAATCATGGAAGATTTATCGGACAGGGGAGAACCAATTGACCCCGTATCAGTTAAATCAGCGCTTGACTCAATAGGCGAATTTGATCGAATCGGTGGGATGGCATTTCTCGCTAGTCTTATCAATGCTGTACCAACCAGTGCTCACATTGAGCATTATGCCAAGGTTGTAGCCGAAAAAGCGAGAGCACGGAAGGTTATTGAAGACCTCAATCAAACAATAACCAACGTATACGATGGTCAATCAGATCTAAATGACATACTAGTTCAGACTGAACAAGCATTATCAAACATAGCTAATGACAAGCAGACTGGATTTCGTCCAATCATCGATGTCATTGATTCCACACAGTCAATTATTGATGAGCGCTCGCAACGTGTCGGTGATGTAACAGGGACACCAACAGGCTTCACAGATTTCGACAATATCACGACTGGTCTACACACTGACAATTTAATTATTCTTGCAGCACGGCCAGCGATGGGAAAAACAGCTTTTGCTCTAAATATCGCCCAAAATGTGGCAATAAGAGCAGGAAAACCAGTGGCAATTTTCTCTCTTGAAATGGGGGCTGAAAGTCTTGTAGAGCGTATGCTCTCAGCAGAAGGCTTGATTCCATCGTACCACGTTAGAACAGGTAATCTCTCTGAAAGTGAATGGCGCAGGATGATCCTGGCACAGGAGCAACTTGCAAAAGGAAAAATCTATATTGACGACACAGCAGGAATTCAAATCGCTGAGATTCGATCCAGAGCCAAGCGATTATCTCAAGAAACTGGCGGTCTTGGATTGATTGTAATTGACTATCTTCAGCTAATTACTGGTAGAGGTCGAGAAAATCGACAGCAGGAAGTTTCTGAAATTTCAAGGCAGTTAAAAATATTAGCCAAGGAATTGAAAGTTCCAGTAATTGCATTAAGTCAGCTTTCTCGTGGAGTTGAACAACGAAACGACAAAAGACCCGTTCTATCAGATTTGAGAGAGTCAGGATCGATTGAGCAAGATGCTGACATAGTAGCATTTCTCTATCGAGAGGCTTATTACAAACGTGAAGAGCAGGAAGAGCCTGATAATGTTACAGAATTGATCCTTGAAAAAAATAGACACGGCAGTTTAGGTACAGTCAAACTATTCTTTCACAAGGAATATGCGAAATTTTCAAATAAGGAGGCCTGATGAATGGTAACTGAGAATCGTAGATATTACTGGTTACAACTAAAAGATGACTTCTTTAATTCTAAAGAAATGAAGCTCATGAGAAAGCTTCCTGGGGGAGAGGAAATCACAATCATCTACCTAAAAATGATGCTGGCAAGTCTAGCAGAGCAAGGAAAACTATATTTCGAGGGATTGGCAGAGGATCTAGCTGAAGAACTTTCTCTTTTAATAGACGAAGATCCAGAAGCGATCAGATTGACACTGATGTTTTTGACAAAAAAGAAATTATTGACTACATCAGACAATTATCAGTTTAACCTCGAACAAGTTCCAGAAATGGTAGGGAGCGAAACAGCAAGCACCCGTAGGTCTCGCAAGCATCGAGAGAATCAAAAAGCGTTGCAATGCAACACCA